AATGCTTGGAACTTTTTACCACCTAAAGCCATAATATTCTCCGTTGCAGGGTCTAAAGGTTGCGGTGGAGTCGGTGGTGGTAGTAAAACATCAATATCTTTGACCCCTAATGCCTCATACATGTGTCTGTATGCATGATAAATGTTGTGCATTTTAGGATTTGTCTGTGCTAACTGCAGTTCTGACTGTGCAATACTAATTCTTTGCGTTTGTGAGAAGATATTAGGGTCTGCAATCGGTATAATGTCGACTCTTTGGTCAAAATCAGCTGCAAAAATTTCTCTTCTACCACCTACAATGTCGTATGGGTATGCTGGTGGCAGGTAAGTTACAAAACAATCTGCCAATAACATAAATTCGTTCTTCATTGATGCGTATAAACGTTTGTGTATCGCTGACATAACCCGCGATCCACGCTCCAAGAGCGCAACTGTCGTGCCCACGGCTGCCGATTGATTACCATCACCCACTTGCATATCAGCAATGCTCGCGAATCGCTGACCGGATTGTACAACTGTACTTAGTAGTGACAATAATGTTTGGTTAGGACCGTTAAATGGTAACGGCATAAATGCATCTTTTAGGTTTCCACCAGGTGCATCTACGTCACGGAACTCGCCCGGCTGCAACGGTTGAGCTTCGTCTCTAACGCGGATGCCTCGCATTTTGAATCCGGCCGGTAGATTTGACAAGGTGCCGGCGTCTAAGAGTTGTCTTAGCGCAGCTGTAGCGGTTCTTGATAGACCGCCTATCATGTGTATTAGGCCGAACCCGTAAAATCCGAGTCCTGGTAGGAATTTGAAATGAACAAAATATTCTTTACGTCTTTTTGACGGATTGTTTTGTTCAAAATTTCTTCTGACTGCAAGAACAGTACTTGTCTCTTCGTCGATCGTTACGATGTACGGAAGTTTTAGTCCTGTTGGTTCTCCAGTCTGTGGGTTCATATCCTCAAACCCTTCAAGATCTAAATTAAGGTGACATTCTAACAGCGTGTGTATTTCTTCGTTATTGCCTCTTGATGTTCCTTCTATTTTATCTTTTGTATCTTTTACATCACCAGTGTCTGACAGCGAGCCTTCTCCAATGTCAACATCTTTATAAAAACCTGCTAACTGTTGTCTACGCAATTCGTTATCTGACATTTTAATTGTGTGAATAATAACTTCTGCATCTTCTAGTGAAGTTGCGTTGTATGGTACAACTAAATCTTCTGCTGGTACAAATTTAGACACACAACGTCCAAGAGATGCATCGTAATAAACTTTTTTAAATGTAGAACCTGACAACGGTAAGTTAAATAACATTTGATCAAACTCTGGCTCGTATTCTTTCATCTCGCACATGATTTGATAGTTCATGTAATCTCTAACTCTGTCTGCTTGTCTTTGTCTGTCAGCATTTATCATGCCTACAACTTTTGTTCTAACAGGTCCGTCTGCAGGTAATAATTCTTTATATGCTAGTGATTGAAACTGTGTAACTGCTTCTGCAAGCACAGGGTGTGTTGCACCTGATGCACCTTGGAATGGTTCTGATCTGTTTTCGTATTTAAAACCTAACAGGTCTAAACCTTTTGTGTATGAATCTTCCCAGTCTGCTCTTGAACTTTTGTACTCGTCATAGTTTTCTTCTAGGTCAGCTGAAATCTCAGATAACACTTCTTCGTCTAAAAAATCTGCTAAGTTAGCATCGTGCTCTTGTGCGCCTGCCATCATTTCTGCAGCAGGATCAAAATTTATTTCTGCTCCACCATCTTCAGTCATTTCTACATCAACGTCACCACCCTCTTGGAATTCTTGTGGTTGTTCTGCCATTAGTTCTACTTCTTCGTCGTATACTGTTTGTGGAACTTTGAGTTGGTTTTCTAGTGCTTTATCTATAGCCATTATTTTCTCCTAAATAAACTTCCCATGCCGTCTGACGCTGGGCCTTTTAATGGCGGTACTGTACCACCGTTTGCTTTTTTTGTCTTTGGTTTAAATGGTATTATCTTTGCTGATTCTGTCACATCTTTTAAAAATTTAGTTGGATTGTTTTGAACATCACGCGATACACCATACTCATCAGCCATGTAACCCATAAAGTTTTGAAAGTCTCCTCCATCAACATTATAGTCTTTCATGGAGTCTTCTATTTGATCCATCATTTCTTGACGTGTTTTATCTGGTAGCATGCTATAACGTTGTCCAGACAATACATCTTCGTATAAATCAAATAGTTCTGCTTCTGGGTTTCCTTGTCCTCTAACTTTATTTATTTTATAGAGTTCTAAATCAAATTCTTTTTTCATAGCTTCTTGAAATTCGTCCATGCCAACCATTTTAACATTTTGTTTGTACGTTTGTTTTGCACCAAATGGTTTTACACCACGGTTTGCAAGCTTAGCGGCTTCCATAATACCTTTACCGATTAAACTACCACCTGCAAACATACCTACACGTCCGCCTTGGTTAAAGTTACCTTCTCCTTGTTGGTACAACATTTCAAGCATGTCATCAGGTAGTTCTTCACCTGTATTATAAAAATGATTTGCTCTTATTTTTTCTTTGTCAATTAATTTAAAGAACACAGCTTTTTGTTCGTCATTGTATCGTGGTGAGTCTTGCACCATTTGTTCTAGTTCACGGATTGTCATTGTGTCTAGTGGTGTAGCTTTTGTACCATCTGCTCTGTCTTTTAGTATTCTCTCAAGATCTGTGCGCGGATCTCTGATCACGTTTTTAGCTTGTTGTATGTCAGCTGTTTTAGCTGGGTCCATACCCATGTTTGCTTTTGGTCTCATAAGCAATAATTCTTTTATGTCTTGCTTTAGTTTTGGGTCTAATAAAGCGTTTAAAGCTTTGCTAGATATTCCTCCAGACATCATTCCAACACGCCCACCATCTGCTTGTTTAGTTCTAGCTAGTTTAATTTTTCTAATCATTCTTTCTAGTGCTGCAGTTGGTTCAAAGCCGTCGTCTATTTCACGCATAAACATATCAACTGCTTCGTTCTTTAATTTTTGTTCGTCAAGTAAGAACGTAGACTCAGTCAACATATTTTTTGATTGTGATTCCATATCACGCATTGCTTTTAAAATTCTATCTGATTCTTCCTCAACTGCTTTTGCTGAAGTGATACCTTCTTTTTGTTTTGGAAAGAATTGCATCTCTCTCATCATTTTTCGTCCACGTGCAGAATTTGGATTTATCACTTGTGGGTCTTTACCAATTAAATTTTGTAAATTTTCTAACACGTCGTCTTCTGCTGTTTCACCTAATACTGATTTTCTAAAACCAGTATATTTTGGATCAGCCATCATTCGTTGCATGACTTCAGCTTCTAATAATTGTTTATCTGTTGCGATTTTGTTTTTAGGAGCGCCTTTTAATAGAGTTGATACTTCACCAAAGTTCTGACTTGTTGGATCAAAGTATTGGCCTCGGTCTTTAAATAAAGAACCAAGTCCTCCTAGAATTCTTTTCAGTAATTCTTTTTTCATTAATAGTACGTCCTTTGTTGTTGTGGTAAAGGCTCATCTTCGTAATCGTCGGGATGTTCTACAAAACCACCTTGTCTAAATCTCATTACTGCTTGAGTCATGCTATCCACTAAGTCATCGTGCTCGCCTAGCGGGAATGCAGCGCATTCCTCAATTACCTCTTCTGCCCATTTTTTTTCTGGTGCCCAAATCATACCAGATTCAAATAAAGGTGCAACCGAGTTTATTCTTGTATGTTTATCATTTCCCTTGCTAGGTGTAAAGTTAATAACTGGTATGCCAAGTTTACGTAATTCATAGGTTAATGGCAAACCTGATGCTTTTGCCTCCACGATCACCGTTTCTGGCTTCCAATAGTCATATTGTTCTTTTGCTATTCTACGCAGTTCTGGGAACTCAAATCTATCTTTTACCATGTCAATTAGTATTAACTGCGGTCCGCTGTCCTCGTCTGGTGTAAATACACCCCATGTTGTAATAGCAGAATAGTCGGCAGTTTCTTTTTTCATAAACGCTGTATCATAACTTTGTATGACATGCTGTAGCGGTGGCAGTTCTTCTTTCTCCCACACATTCCACCATTCACGTTTTATAATACTACCTTCAGCTGCTGTTGGATTTTGCTGGTATTGCGCATTCCATTTTAATATACTTACGGATGCTTTCACCGCTTCTAACTCTTCTAGCTTCCAATATCCAGGCCACACCGGCTTACCG